TTCTTTATCATTTCTTTATGGTATTTTTTGATATAATAATCCCTTTTGTCTTGGAGTTCTTTTAAAAGATTTTCACACCTCATTATTAATATAGCGGTGTGTCTTAATTGTTCATCATCAGAGTCCATATGAATTGCTATGTCTGATATAATTTTATCAAAATCTAACCACAAATCATCAGCGTCTTTTATAGGTTTCATTGCCTTACCTCATCTTTCCATTTCTCAATAGTTTCTTTATTGTTTAATATAAACTTTTTAGCCGATAAAGGACTTTGCCCTATTCTTGAAAAGAAGTTCATAATCTCCATTTTTATAAATATCTCATCAAAAGGATAAACCGCATTACCATTTCCGACCTTATTATCTTCTCTCTTTATATGTGGACACTCAACAATCCCCTCTGTTTGATAAAGTCGTATTGTTCTAAGTCCTTTACCATAATTTAAAGAACAATATCTTTCAACCTCATCAGTTGTAAGAAACTTTTTCATATCTTCCCTCCTAACCACCAAAAGAACACTCCCATTGGTATTATTAATATTAAACTACTTGTTACAGATAGCCAATAAGGCATTTTAAACCCCTTTCGCTTTGTTTATTGCTTTTGACAGTGTAGCCATAGCATTATGACCACTAAAGTCTTTTTTAATGTCCCCTTTAGGTTTTAAATTCTCTAAAGCATACTCACAAGCCTCCAATAAATCAGGACTAGCCAAAAACAAAGGCAAATCCTCCTCATTATAAATAAATGCTATTTTGTCGTTATATTCTTCAATTAAAAACCCATTTTCTAACTTTGTAACCTTTTTTGTTTTACTCATAATTCCACCTCACTTTCATTTTCAAGGTCAGCCCTTGCTATTAACTCATCAACAACATCAATGGGTAAAGGAATAGGAACGTCCCTTTTATAATCCTTTTCCATTTGTAATAACTCATCATAAGAGTATTCCATTATATCCCCTCCTTTTCTTTATAATCCATTAATAAAGGCACTAATGAACACCCTAACATCATAACAAATGCTAGGCATACTACTGCTTTAGATATTAGCATTGGTAAACCTCCCTTTTTATTTAAGGTTATTAATTAAAAGCATTGAATTATAAAAGACTTATCATCAATCCTTATAACGCTTGTTCGCTCTTCAATATCTTCAATGCTTTCATAATCGTCAGAATACTCCTTTTTAAACTCTTCGATATTCTCATATTCATTATATTCACAACACAAGGCAATCATATCATATTCCATTTCTTCGCCAGTATCCTCTTCATACTGCTCTAACCAATCAAACAACGCCCTTTTGCCCTCATAACTAAAGTTATTATTTCTGTTACCCTCTTCAAACCCTCTACAAAACTCATAGAAATTAATTGTCTGTTTCATCTTAAAACCCTCCTCTTTAATTAATTAATAAAATGATTAATCCGTGTAATAAACCCATTTGTTTAAGTCTTCGCACTCACTCAAAGCATTGTAACAATTCTTAAATACTCTCTTCTGGTCGTATGTTAAGACGTGCTTAACCCTTGAGCAATAATCTAACCACGCAAACACTTTAACCAATTCCTTTGTTGTTGGTTTCTCTGGTTGTTCCATAATTGCTACCCTCCTTAATTACTGATTATTTAACTTCAACCCTTGACCACTTATTGCCAACCTTAACCATCTTATAATATTTATCTCCAACCTTATGAACCTTGCTATCTGTTATCTTGCTTAATGCTTTAGTCAATACCTTGCCTAACTCCTCGTTGTTCATATCCCTAACCTCCTCTTAATACTGATTAATAAATAAACCTAATTACAAACATCTTAATCCTCTGTGCTACTCCATAACTAATAACCTTAAATCCTCGTTCTCCGTCGAGGTATTCCATTAATCGATAAATTGTTATAGCTAGTCTGTTCATCTACTATAAGTATACCAATTATATATCATTAGTCAAGGGTTATTATTAATTAATATTCAAGCCCTCAAAAGTTAGCCAAGACCAACAATCCTATGTAGAATGTAAGGGAAAACCTCTACTAATTCCAGACAAATCCTTATACAATCTAAGAAAGTCTATAGGTAATACTTGTATAGTCTATAGTATAACAATATATCCAATACCCTTATAGGTATAGGTAATTACCTTATAAACATACCTTACATCAATCCTAAGCTTACATATATATTTAATAGGGGTAATACCTGACCTAATAGCTTATGTACTCTATAAGCCCCTTATATAGAGAAGAGAGGATACATAACTGTTGAGTTAGTTATGTGATGAGTGATTAGTAATGTATAGAGTATTGTATAGGGTTGTGTATAGGGTTGATGTGATGAGTGAAGTTAGCCTTGGCTTACTTATGTGATGAGTGATAGGTATGTGATGAGTGATGAGTGTCTAGGACAAGGTAGGACAGACCCCCCCACACCAAAGGGGATGAAGGGGTAAGGGTAAGAACTAGGTCAGATAAATTTTTATTATTTCTAAATATCTTACTAGTTATATATTAGTAGTAGGAGTTAGGGTTTAAGTTGGATAAATTTTTATTATATTTTAAATAACTTAGTAGGTAATTATGGTTAGGGAAGTGAGAGTTGTATTGTTTGTGATTTGGTGTGTATTGATGTTGGCAGTAGGGCTGAGCTTTAAGTTAATTATAACTACTTGTAACGGAGGAGTAATCAATCTATGAAGTTATGTTTAGATGAAAAAGGTACACATGAGCACTGTGAGACAGTTGGGGATTACATAGTATGTCATGACTGTAAGAAGACATTAGGACGTAAGACAGAAGTTTGGGCTAGACCTTGTGGGTATCTTCGACCTACTGATGGATTTAACCCTGGGAAGAAGGCAGAAAAAGATTTTAGAAAGGACTTCATAGTTGAGAAAGTCTAAAGTTAAAGAATTAAGGTTAGTATTTGAACACCAATTTCCAGAGCGTAAAGATGATAAGCGTTTGTGGAGAAGAATGAAGAAATTTTATGTAGCACAGAGATAAAGATATGCGGGTACAAGCCCTGGTGGGCTAGAATGTTTCATAAGCATTAGTATGGAGAGTTCGATTCTGTCATCCGCAACCATATGGTCGTGATATACGGTAAAGCTGATTAACCCATGAGATGTATATTAGATGGCTCATCAGTACCATTAAAGACAACGTGTACGTTCAGTGAGATTAGAGGTCGGGCGTCAGGATGCAAAAGTCTCACCCCTTTAAGGGTTAATCAACCAAGGAGTTGAAATGTCAGAATTAGATGGGATAAGCCCCAAAGAGTTAGAAGAGTTTAAGAAGCGTCATGTAGACACACACCACGAGATTAAAGCACAGAGCATTATGCGTGGAGCAACTAGCGGACAGTACAGGAAGAAAAATAACATTACTATGGAGCCTGGAGACAAGAACGCTAAGAAATACCAACTGCTAAAGAAACCTATCGAGAAGAGATGCTTAGCAGAACAAGATGACAAAACAAGAGGAATGATTGTAGATGCCTTCCACCTCAGAGGCAATGAAATTCTTAATAAGAAAGATTACCCTATCAAGGATTTGGTTAACGCTGTCATCAAGATGATGCCTCAACGCATAGACCAAAAAGTAGAACATGACATGAACTTCGCTGATATGGTTAAATCTGTTACCCTCGAAAAGAAGCGGTACAAAGCTATAGATGCGGAGGATTAGTGGACATACAAGAAAAGATATCGCTCGTTGATAGATATAAGAATGACCCAATAGCCTTCATGGTTGAGGTCTTAGACGTAGAAGAAGAGCACCTCTGGAGCAAGATGATTGAGGTAGCAGAAGCAGTCAAAGACCATGATTATGTATGTGTTAAGGCAGGGAACTCCTTATCAAAAAGTTACACCTTAGGTAGACTGGTTAATTGGTTCTTATTTACCCACTACCCAAGCACAGTGATAACCACAGCCCCCTCTAACATCCAGGTAGAGGAAATCCTTTGGAGAGAAGTACGAGACTCTCACGCTAGAGCAAAAGTTAAACTCCCAGGAAAAGTATTAAAGACCAAACTAGAACTAAGCGAGAAATGGTTTGCTACAGGATTTGCTACTAAACCAGATACAGTAACAAAGCACGTTACTCGTATGCAAGGGTTTCATAATGACAATGTATTAATCATCCTAGATGAGGCAGCATGTATCGACCCTTTAATCTGGGAAGCCATAGATAGATTAATGAGCTCTGAAGGTAATGTAAAGCTAGTAGCAGTAGGAAACCCAACCACAGCAAGAGGAAACTTCGTAGATTGTTTTAAAGACAGTAAATTCCATAAGATAACCATAAGTGCTTTTGACACACCAAACTATAAAGAAGGACATGAGGTAGTACCAGGACTAGCAGGTCGTAAGTTCGTTAAGATGGTTACCGATAAGTATGGGTCAACTAGCAATCAGTACAAATCTATGATTACAGGAGAGATACCTGATGAGGATATAGACAGTCTAATCCCTATAAGTTGGATAGAACGAGCAGAAAAGTGTGAGGTAGACTACAAGTTTAAATATGTAAAGAGATTTATAGTATGGGATGTAGCAGATGGTGGTGATGACCTACACTGCATTAAAGCATTTGAGAACACAACTGAGATAGACAGTGTTGAAATCAGGAATAAAAAGATAGAGGAGGTCGAGCCTTATGTCTGGAGATTGCTCCGTAGGATTGGAGGTAATTGCATCGTTGTTGACGCTGATGGAGTTGGACGTATTGCGGTTGGATTGCTTGAAGGTAGCAAGGATGGAAAAACAGAAATCATCTCGTTTGCTGGTTCAGATAGAGATAGTGTGTCCGAGCCAAACACCTTCCTCAACAGAAGACACGAAGCACACTGGAGACTTAGAGAACTTTTTGAACAAAACAAAATTTCCATATCATCGATTCCCGAACAACGAGAAGAACTAGCAAGTATAAAGCTAGTGAATCATAAAAAGGGATATATAGCTATTGAACCAAAGAAAGACTTAAAGGAACGATTAGGGCGTTCACCAGACAGAGCAGATACAATTATGATGATGGCTGGAACCTTTGATGAAATCCCTATTTTATATAAGAATACAACAAAGTATAGAAGTGAAGACAATATTGAGGAATACCCATTTAACCCAATGACAGTTTAATGGCACATTTTAAAGAACATTGTGAAGATTGCGTTAGAGAAGTTGGAAAACCTTATAAAGAAGTACATAAGTGGTTAGATGAGTTTGCGTTTGAGGATGGTAAGATAAATCCAGAACATAGAAATCGCAGACACCACAAAGAAGCATTAAAAGAGTGTAGAGAACTTTTTGGAGATTCTGGAGTAGAGGCAGCATTAATACATATAAGAAAAGATATGGGCGGTCTACCAGAAAACAGTTCTGATTGTATAGATTTTGAATTTAAACAATGGGCAAAACTTATTTAAGGAAATATATTATGGCAGATTCAAAGAAAGATAAAGAGTTATTAAAGCAAGTATATGAAGACCTTGAGATGTCATCTAAGGCTTATAGTTCTCTATTCAAAGAGATTAAAGAAGACTTTAAGTTTGTCCAAGGGCAACAGTGGGACCCAATAGACGTTGAGGAACTTCGTAAGGTTGGAGTTAAGGCTCTAACCATTAACAAGCTTAAACCTATCATTAAGTTAATCACTGGTATTGAACGCCAATCACGTAGTGACTTTATTGCACTACCTGAAGGTGGAGAAGATGAACTAACTGGTGAAATTGCTTCTAAGTTAATGAAGAACGTCACTAAAGTATCTAAGGTTGAACTCAAACAGTCTGAACAGTTTAAACATGGCTGTATCGGTGGGGTATCATATATAGAACCATTTATGGACTATACATATGACCTCATTAACGGTGTCATGCGGTTTAAAAAGATATCCGCACTAGACGTATTACCAGACCCATCAGCACAAGAGTATGACCTTTCCGATAGTAAATTCCAAATAAAACTTACACGAAGCCTAACAAGAGATGAAGTTGTTGAACTATTCCCTGACCAAAAGAAGAAGATTGATGGATTAGGCTCTGCACCTCTCAATTATGATAACATTACTAACATAATCACTACTATAGAGAACGATTTAGACTACGAACCCCATATAGACGAAAAAGCAGAGATTGAAAAGGGATTATATGACCTTATAGACTATTTTTATAAGAAATTAACCAAGAAATACTTCGTAGCTGTTCAAGAACAAGGCATGATTAAGGAAATGGACACTAAAGAAGAGGCAGAGGAACTATCTGACCAATTACAAGGTCAAGGAGCCAATACAGTTATCATTTCTAAGATGATTCCAGAGATACGTCACGCATCTGTAGTAGGTAACGCAGTGCTTGAAGATGATATAGCTTGGTTTTATCCACGATGGAAAAAGTTTCCACTTCTTCCTTATTGGGCTGAACGGATAACAGAACGCCTAGGAGATAAGTCAATATCAGTACAAGGAATTGTTCGTGGTATTAAAGACTTACAGGAAGAATATAACAAGAGGCGTACTCAAGAACTACGTCACCTCAATTCATCTGCTAACTCAGGGTTTGACATTGAAGAGGGTCAACTATCGCCTAACGAACTGGCGAAGCTTAAAAAATATGGTTCATCGGCTGGAGTAGTAATCCAACGAAAGAAGGGGTCATTACCTCTTACTCGTATTTCCCCAATGCCACTGTCACAAGGTCATTCCCAATTAGCTGAAGAGAACGCTCAAGACCTTAAAGAAGCCAGTGGAGTAAATCCTGACCTGTTAGCTACGGATTCTAAATCCCAATCTGGTAGAGCTATCCTCCTCAAGCAACGCCAGGGTCTTGTGATGATACAGGAGATGTTAGATAACTTTGGCGAGACTAAAAGGTTGACAGGTCAGTTCATTTTAAGTCAACTTAAAGAAATATTTACAGTTGAAAGTGCTATGAAAGTATTGGGAGATGCTTGGATTCAAGAGAACTTCACAGTACCAGTTAATATCATATTAGAACGTGGATTGCAGAAGGTTGAAGCTGGTGAACAACCTAGTGAGCTTGAGCAAGCTATTTTATTACAGTACCCACAACAGCAATCAGACCAACCTATTGTAGATGAACAAGGTAACTTAGAAACAACGATAGACTTTGACACTTCTATTCAAGTAGTTAATCAAGTTCTTAATGATACTGAAATAGGTCGTTATGATGTAGCAATAGGTGAAGGACCATATAGCGAAACTATCCGTATGGCTAATTTTTTAGATATGAAAGAACTAGCATCACAAGGTGTTCCAATACCACCAGATGTTCTAGTAGAACTATCTATGATTCCTGAGTCCCAGAAGAAAGGGATGAACTCGATTTGTACAAAGAGAATTGTACCTACATACGAGAGCGATTTAACTTAACAGACATAGCCAGTTTATATACCATTGTCAATACAATCACAGAAGCTTACAAAAGTATTAAAGACAAAGAAGAACTCAGCAAACTTAAAGCTGAACAATCTCAATCACAGGAGAAAGAAAATGACGGACCAACCAAAAGAAAACCAGGAAAACGTGGAAGACCAAGAAAGTCAAGTAGTAGAACTTGATGTAGTTGAAGAGGTAGTAGAAGAAGCATATGATGTAGAAGGATTATTACCTGAAGAAGTAGAGATGGCGAAAGAACAAGGATTGGTTAAGGAGGAAGTTGATGGCGAACACGAAGAGCAACCAGAAGTTAAGACCGAAGAAGATACAGGGGATGAAGAAGTAGAGGAAGAAGTAGAAGTAAGTGATGACCCTGACAATACCGAGGATATGGATAAGGTATTTGAGAAAAGTGAAGATAACTTTCACAAGAAATTTACCAGCAACCAGAAAGCGTTGTACTTTAAAGCAAAGAGAGATAAACAACGTAGACAGGAAGCTGAAAAGGTTGCTGAGGAAGCAACAGCCAAGTTAGAACTTAGTGGACTTAAAGATAGTGTTAGTTCCAAGAAATTAGCAGCTATCAACGAAGCACTAGCAGATGAGAATTTAACAGTTGAGAAAATCCAGGCTATTATAGCTGGTA